AAAGGCGCAAAGCATATTCTTCCTATCCTCACATGGACAGAAGAAGATGTTTGGAATTACATTCGTGAGCGTGGTTTGCCATATTCGAAATATTACGATGCTCCATATAACCTTTCTCGACATGGTTGCATAGGTTGCCCGCTCTGCAATTACAGGCAGATGCAGCTGGAATTTAAGATGTTCCCCGGCTATGCAAAACGGATGATAGTAGCCATTGAAAGATATATGAGCACTCACCCGAACGGTTTTCTTGCTCGCAATTTTGCAGACGGCTATGAAGCTTTCTATTACTATATTAATGAAGTCTCTATTGCAGATTTTCATGAGCAAAAGAAAGGATTATTCAGATTTAGCGCAAGGGAAATTATTCGAAGAGAGATTTTAAATCAATTAACGTAATACGGAACAGAAATGAACGGTGAAACAAAAATCATATTAGATGCCTGTTGCGGTAGCCGAATGTTTTGGTTTGATAAAGAAAACCCTTTGGCTTTGTTTGCTGACATTAGGGACGAAGAATACATTCTTTGCGATGGCCGAAATCTGAAAGTCCACCCAGACATCGTATCGGACTTTACCGATATGCCGTTTTTGGATAAATCCTTTAAACTGGTAGTGTTTGATCCACCCCATTTGCTAAAAGTTGGTAAAAATAGTTGGTTAGCCAAGAAGTATGGTAAACTTCCTGAAGATTGGCCAAGGGTGATAAAAAAGGGAATTGATGAATGCTTTCGTGTTCTGGATGACTACGGAGTTCTGATTTTCAAATGGAATGAGGATCAGATAACAGTTAGGGAAGTATTGAGTGCCATCAATCGGCAACCACTCTTCGGCCATACTACTGGAAGACATGGAAAGACCATGTGGATGTGTTTTATGAAACTGCCAATTAACGAATAACTGATTAGAAAGGAATTAAAATATCATGAATGCCTTACAATTTAAAAAACTGAAAATCGGAGATCGAATATTAACCTATAATGGTGCGTGTACCACTGTGACTGACATTGACCGTATGGCAGGAAAGTTGACCTGTGGCAACGGACAATGGAGAGATTACCATCGTGTGCGTATGGCGGTTGAAACAGATCTGCTGGTTGAACATAAGAGAGTTCAGGATTACGTACCACCTGATACAGTCATTCTTTCTCGTGCCTTGTTGCTTAAATTGGGCTTCTCAAAAGTATGTATTCTTCGCGCTATAGAAAATTGCGGGCCGGATGGCTTTTTGGGAACCTTGCAGGATCTTTTTGTCAGAACGGAATTTATCTCTATCGAATATGTGCGGAATCTTGTTCCGGTAATGATAAGGGAAGGACTGATACAAAGAAAGGTTGTAAAACGTGGCTTGTTCAGGCTGACTATTAATAAATGATTAAATAATATACTCGTATTATGGGACAGGAAAGCAGACGGAAGTCTTTTGTTTTTTATACTGAATGGAAAGAGGTGTTAGTGGATTATCCACCGGAGGTCAGACTTGAAGTGTACGATGCGGTCATTGAATATGCCGAGTCGGGGACATTGTCGGAGCTGAGACCGTTGGCTAAAATGGCATTCTCCTTTATAAAGAAACAGATAGACTCTAATAAAGACAAATACGACGATATTATAGCAAAAAGAAGTGAGGCTGGCAAGAGAGGTATGGCCAGTCGGTATAATAAGGATGTAACAAAAGATAGCAAAAGTAACAAGTGTTATCACAAAGTAACAAATCTAACAAGTGATAACAAAAGTAACAAGGGCTATCAAAGCGTAACAAATCTAACTATAAATGATTATGAGAATGATAATGATGATGTTTTATTTCAAAAAGAAGAAGAAAAAGTTTTTGGTTCTTCCCCCTTGAAACCCTTGCAGGAATTGTTTGATGAGATGAAGCGGAACGATTCCTGGGCGGAAGGCCTCATCATGAACAAACATCATGAGGGATACAAGGCTTTCAATCAGGAAACATTATCGGACTTTCTGGAAGAATTTTTCCGGAAACTTCAGAATGAGAATTGTACAATGGTCAATCCGGGAGACGAATATAGGCATTTCTCCAATTGGCTGAATAAAAAGCTTGAATGTAAATCCGATGAAAGAACCAAAACAGATAAAAGAACTAATGCCCGGACCGAAGGACAGGACTACAATTACGGTCATGAAATCGATCCCCCACACATCATCAAACTGGGAGGACAGGGGAAAGTATAACTTCCGGATGGGAAACGTAAGGATGATGTTGTCCGATGAGGAAATAGAGAAGTTCTGGAAGCACAGGCTGATACTTTCCATGCGGACTGTTACTCCTGATTTCATGGTGGACGATTCAAATTGTCAATTGCTAAGCGAGATATACCAATGGGTATGGCATAAGTCAGATGTGCTGTCCGGAAAGAAAGGAATATTGCTCTATGGTCCGGTGGGAAGCGGGAAGACCACCATCTTGAAAGGACTGCAAGTCTATATGGCACTTATCAACAGACTGGTATACGGTTGTCGCCGTTCCGACATCTGTTTTGAGATGCGTTCGGCCACGGAGATAGCCTTACGTTATTCCTCCCAAGGTACGGAGGCACTTGACAGATGGACAACAAAAGGCATGGCCGGACACCTGATAATTGACGAGATTGGGCGGGAGGAAAATGCAAAGCATTTCGGTACGTCGTGCAATGTCATACAGACCATCTTGCAGATGCGTTACGAACTTCGGCATGAGATGCTTACATTCGGTACGACAAACATCGACATGGAGGATTTGTCGCAGTTTCGCAACCTATACGGAGATTATGTGTTGGACCGTGTCAAGGAGATGTTCAATATTGTTCACCTTGGCGGCAACAGCCGTCGTAAATGGATATAAAATGGAAAAAGAACTAGAAAAACTACAAAGGCAGCTTGCTATGGCGATAAAGGAACGCCGTTACGCCAGAATGGGAGGTCGTAATTTGAACTGTGTCAGTTTCTAATCTATCAGATAAACCATAATTTTACTTTCGGATAAATATCTGAATATAAATTCGATATGAAATGATATTTTACTGGCCAAAAGAAAAAACAAAACAATGACACAGTTTAATTTACTCCCCCCAGAATGGCCGAGCTGCAACGAAAAATTGCGGCCTTGCAGAATGTTCGTGAACATGTGCCGTTGTCATTTCTTCTACCAAAATTTACACCACAGGAGAGGGATAAGGCGCTGGTGTTGATGCATCAGGTATTCGTATTCGCTGACATGCTTTATGGCGCGGCGCTGGAGTTCGAGGAATATCTCAAAGGATTTGATCGTTCCGTAACCCTTCCCGTAGTGGTCAGGGCGAAGAAGGCTGCGGCAGAGTGCCGGGACATAACCCGGTATGTAGACAGTTTCGGTGATGAGCGTATGAGCGCGTTATTCGGAGAAATGTGTGATGAAATAAGCCTCAACGCACAGAATGTTATTTATCGTTATGTCCGCAAGGAAACAAAAAAACAGGAACCATGAGAAAAAAGATGTTATTATGGGTGATAAGACTCATACGGCTCTTCCACAAGGAGGATCAGTTCATACCGCAGTTGCGCTCCGTGCCGGAAGGCAAGGTGCTGCCGAACAGGCTTTACCGTCATTTCGGACGTATACTTGTATCGCGCGCTAATCCGCAGAAAGTAGAGATGCGTTATTATTATGCGGAGATAGATCCGGCCATGTCCGTACGTCCGAAAGATGATGACTGGAAGGAATGTAGCGAGATACATTATAACGAGCTTATGACAAGAAAGGATGCGGTTACGAAATATGAGCAGACCGGAGCACCGTGCGAACATTGCGCATGTCAGATATATGGTCTTCCATGTCATTGTGCTTTTCCAAGGGGAGCCATGACAGGCTATTTCGAACTGTTGCATTGCAACAAACAGTATTCTAATAATCCAACCATTTAAATAAAAAAGACGACAATGAAAATTAATGTATTCAGGACACAGTGCAAGGAAGGTGCGCGTGTCTTTTTTGACGGGGATATCACCTGTACGGGGACAGTAAGGAAGATTTCAAAGGACGGGAGTCGGGCGCTTGTGTGCTTTGACAACGGGGATGTGTCCTGGAAAGAGTATTTCATGATTGATTTTATTGAGGACTAGCCATGGAGAACAAGAGAAAAAATATTCTGATCCATCCGGATCATATAGAGGATCTGGATAAGAAATACAAGCGGCTGGAGGAAAACAGAAAGGAGCCGGTAAGGACAGGTTATACATCTATATGCCGTCTTCGGAATACCAGACTGCACAGGGACATTCTTTTCAGACGGATGTTTGTCCGTGACAAAATGCCCACCGGAGCTTTTATAATATTTAAAGAACTGGGGAAGGACAGCGTCATGCTCCAGCCATGCAAGCCTGAATGGATGAACCGGACACATATCAATCATGTGGGAGGACGTTTCCTCGGATGTCTTCGCTTCTTTTCCAGCTATGCTGATTTGGATACGACACCGCCAAGCCAGATATTGTATGATCTGAAAATAGATCCGCTGGTAACCTCATACACTTTCCGGCTTGAGGAATGGAAAGTGCAGGACGAGCATGACGGTGAGACGGTAGCGTACAAACTGATACCGTTGTTTCCGCTATGAGACTGGCAAACATACCGTCAGATATTAAAAGAACAGCACGGGAACTTAAGATTCCCGTGCTTCAGCATCATATATATGTTAATGGCAGACATAAGCATGTGACTATAAGTAAAAAATGTGTTCGGAAAGCCGGATTGACGGAAAAATACTCTGTACAGATCGTTGTGTTGGGGGAAGTGAGGGCATATATGATATTCTCTTATGATCCGTTGTGTGAGAACCGTCCCCATCTTCTTTTTCTTCCCTCATCTTGTGAGATTCATAGTCCGTATGTGACACGTGCTTTGCAAAGAATCGGGGGTGGGAATGAGATATGCAGGTTGCGCTTTCATGGGAAGCCGGTTTTTCTGAAAGGCAAGGACGGTACTGTCGTGACCGTTGTGTGGCGGATCTCGACATCTCCGGTAAGGGATATAGCCTCAACTGTTCAGAATATACAGAACAGGAACATGTAAGTTGTTATATTTGTGATGTTTATTATTCATTTTATAAAAAAGAAGTATTATGACGGAGAAACAAATATCTTTCTCGGGACTTAACCTGACACCTTATTCCGATATTTCTCCTGACGGGCAGCTTTCCGCATCTGTCGGGCTGGAGATTCATGACGGCAGTATCAGGCCTTCTGTTCTTGCCGGAGAGAAATATATCCTTCCACAAAGTCATAACTCCGCTAAACTGTTATATATACATTCCGCTACGTCATATTCACATTTTATTTTTCAAGACGGTCTGTCATTATATTGGGCTGATGTGAATAATAAGGGGGAATTGTCACTTACATTGCTGGATGAGTCTATACCTGCCAGTTCATTGTTGTCGGTAGGAAACACGCTTGTCGCCTTTGCTGAGGACGGGATGCATTATTTCTTATGGAAAAATGGAAACTATAAATATCTGGGGCAGAAACCTCCGGAACCACTTTTGGTGTTTTCCTTGCATTCAACTGTAAGAAGAAGCGGAGAATTTGAACTGTACAAGAAGGAACAGATGTGGATTAATGGGGATAAATGGCAGATAAAAGATGAATATGTACAGGGGATATCCACAAAAGTACATGCTGAGATAAACAAGTATATAGCAGAACAGCAAGAAGACGGATATTTCATTTTCCCTTTTTTTGTACGTTATGCATACCGCCTTTATGACGGTTCTGTCATCATGCAGTCCGCACCTGTGCTTATGTTGCCTAATGACTCCGGTGCACCGGTGGTAGTCAGTAAAATTGAGCGGCTGAGTCAGGTGATTTTTACCGGCATTGGTTATATATCCTCATTCTGCTCATGGCTTTCATACGCATGTGCCAACAATGACAAGGAGGCGATACAGGAGTGGGGGGATATTATAAAAGGAGTGGATATTTTTATATCCTCCCAATTCTATACATTTTATACGGATGGTGAAATAGACATGAGTCAGAGTCTGTTGAAAGATCTTCCCCAAGGCAAGAGCAACACATACGGATATATTATGGATGATTTGTCAGAGTACTCCTATCCACCAAGGCCTTTTAGCGAGGCTTATGATAGAAAGTTTGGAAACGAGGCTGCTGCTACATATGCATGGGGCATGGAAGTACGTAATGAGTTCAAGGAGGAAATATGTAACGCCTCCCTCTTTTATCATGTGAAGACTCTGGAACTGGACGAACTTTCCAGCGACATCCGCTATCTGTTTGGTGCGGAAGGGGACATGGATCATATTTTGAGCAATTTGGAACTTAGGGAGACATTGACAGATGATTATATGACACACGATATCATCATTCCTGACTTTTCCACGACATATAACAGCCGTCTGCATATTGCAAATGTGAAAAGAACTTTTTTCAAGGGATTCAATCCCATGTGTATATCACAATTTCTAGGTCGTGGGGATTCTTCGGTTTCAATATATACGTATATACATGGGAGCAACGGGGATGTTGTAGTCAAAAGTGATACGGAAGTTTTGGAACAGATACTTCCTGTATATCTGTTTTATCCTGATACAGATGCGTATAAAATGGTGATTGTGGTCGGTTCCATGGTGTTTGAGTATCCTTTGGCGGAACATCCGACTTTAAATGGGGCGTATTTTTGTAGCTTGTTAAAAAATACAAATGAATCGTCGGCATCCGTACCGTCCGTTACACCCTTGCAGTCTGAGGAACTGAGCAACAAGATGTTTGTTTCGGAAGTGGGAAACCCTTTTTATTTCCCATTGAATGGAGTTTATACAATAGGGAACGGTGACATTTATGCAATGTGTCCGGTTACTACAGCCATATCACAGGGACAGTTCGGACAATTCCCCATGCTACTGTTCTGTTCTGACGGAAATTATGCGATGAGCGTCAATTCTGAAGGGTTTTATTCAACCATTTCTCCGATACAGAGAGACGTATGCCTGAATTCCAGATCAATCACACAGATGGATTCGGAAGTGTTGTTCATTTCATCCAGAGGTGTTATGATCACAAATGGAGCTTCCATAGATTGTATATCACAGGCGTTGCAGGGAGTTTTCGAACCTGTGCCGGAAGAAATTGGAACAAATATGGAAATGATTGACAAACCTCCTATTGAACTGATCAAGACAGCCATGATAGCCTATGATTATGCGAACCAGCGGATTATTTTTATGCTGAAGGATATGGATACGTCTTTTGTGCTTTCTCTTCCTGAAAACAGATGGAACACGGCCGTGTTTGGACGTGTTAAATCTGTTGTCAATATATTTCCATATTCGTATGTGCATATTGAAGACAGGATTGTCCGGCTCACAGATATATATGATTATTCCTCCGAGATGATAAATAAAGGGATTGTTGTTACAAGAGCGTTGAAACTGGATACTTTGCAGTTAAAACGGCTTATGGATATGTCGGTACAAGGCATCTTTTCAGGTAAGCAGAAAATGATACTGTTTGCTTCACAGGATGGAAAGAAATGGTATAAGATAGGGGAAACGCAGGCCAGACGTGTGGGAGCGATAAGAGGAAGGTATTTCAAATACTACCGCATTGCGTTGGAAACAGCACTGACAGCTAAAGAGAACATATCAGGAATACGGCTGATATATGATATCATGCCTGAAAAACGACTAAGATAACGACTTATGAAACAAAAAGGTAAAGTCTTGACAGTATTCCGTCTTGAGGGAGGAAGCGGACAGGAAGCGCAAAGAAAGGAAATCGGGAATAGCAGGAGAGGGGGCGTTGGCCTTCCGTCTTATTTACCGGGAGGAGGTAATGACAACCAGTCTATTTTTGACAAGTCACTGGCAGCTGAAAGTTATGTTGATGCAGTTGATATATGCTCATCAACATTCAATTACCTATATAATTCCGCTTTCTCAGATAAGACAGGATGGGAGTTTTTCAATCTTTCAGATGATGCTTTGGGGGCATATACGGATTTGTATGAGTACCGGAAGTTGCTGCATATTAGCAATGGAGGAGTGTTACAGAAAAACAGCCTCATCAGGAAGCCAGAGAAACATAGGATATTTAATGAGAAGAAAGGAGAACTGACGGAAGAGAACATTTCTATAACTGTTGACTACACGGAAGAATATGATGCTTTGTTTCTTTCAGTGCGGTTCCTTTGTAAATCCTCAGGTGATCTTACAATAGGTTTTACGGATACACAGGGAGATTATGCGTTGAAGACGAAGCATATTGACCAATCGGAGGAATGGCAGGAATATGAACTTTCTGGGAAATGGGCCGGAATTGGTGATTTTTATTTGTCATTTACAGGATTGATAATCGTTGATATCTTGAGGTTGGCGGACAAAGCGTATGATGATCATCGTGAAGAGTTCAGGACATACCAGAGCCAGACCAAGCAGAATCTTGAGCTTATGGTGTCCGCTATAAACGAGTTGAAACGGATGAAATCAGAATATGACAAAAAAATTGAGGAAATATCAAAATCCTTGATCGAGATACGTGGTGAGATACCGGATGTAAGCGGCTTGGAAACCAGTTTGTCCGAACTGGAAAAACGTGTGTCCGCATTGGAAAAAGCCGGTTCCGGAGATGGCACATAGTCCGATCTTTCGGGACCGGCACAGTATCAACTCCAGTCCGTGGGTCTCCTGCCCATCAGTTTTATTCTTGAACGTAAGGCATCACGCAAACCCTCTATGTCACCGGTAAAGAAATTCGCGTATTCTTTCGCCTTTTCCGGAAGTTGGTTATTAAGGACAGCACTCATTACATAATCCACCATCATACGGTGTGCGCAACTTTTGATGGTTTCCGTCATGCTGATATTGAAACTTGCAGGCATGGAAAGCTTTAATTCATACATGCCGAAGTCACCAAAAAAGTAAGTCACCTCCGCTTTGCCGTCACTGCCTTCTATCTTTATCCTCTCGTTTGATGAAGGGATATACTCAAACTGCCCGGTACCGGTTACTTGACCAAGTACCTTGTCTGTTGATGTGCTTACCGTTACAGATACGTCTGTAATAACTCGGATGATGTAACTTTGTCCGGGTATAAGGCTGTAAGTTCCCAGTGATCCAGATGATATCGTTTCAGTACTTCGGTTCATTTCGTTGATTCTCTCAAGACGGTTGTCGTCTGTGTCCCGGCCTGTTATCAGATATTGCTGACAGACACGTTTCACCTCACCGAAAGCCTCCGTCATCGCTCGGGCCACAACCGGCTTTGTGGCCTCATCATCAGGTGTCATTACTTCTGATGCAGTTTCTTCTGTATCTTCGCTCTTTTGTAATGAGCGTCCTATCAGATTGCATTGCACCGCTACATCGTTTACTATCTGCTTTTTCAGCAGGCGTATCCAAATTTCTCTTTCTCTCATGGCTTGTATATTAAAGGATTATTATATCTGTCTCTTAATATAACATCTGGACCGGATGGATTTTCTGTTGTAAGCACATCCATACCTGTGCAACCTATCCCTGTATAAAGGTTGTCTCTATTGCGCTGTTCGTAGTCAGCATTTCCGGACTGGCTCTGTTGCAACTCATAGTCATTGTTATTGCGCTGTTCGTAGTCAGCATTTCCGGACTGGCTCTGTTGCAACTCATAGTCATTATTATTGCGCTGTTCGTAGTCGGCTTCTGGTACGATGAATTCTGATCGTTGGTTTAGGGCGGATGCTATTTTTTTCAAGTATCCGGATGCACTGGTCCTGTATCCTTCACAAAGTTCTTTATCCGTTGTAGGCTCCAGCCATGCGGCTGCAAGATAATGTGAAGCATACAATCTCATTGCCGTGCGTATCATGTCCGTGATACCTTCATCCATGCGTATGAAGTTTTTGAATTCAATGATAATTTCATTCCCGGAAGAGGTCATGTTTATATCATTACTGTCTTTAATCTTGCGCCGAAGCTCGCCTTCCGCTTCATTTACTGCGGCGGTAAGATAAAGATCCAGTACAGCTTCATTGTCTTCTGTTGCTGCTATATCTGGATAATTACCGCCGGCTTTTCCTGCCCGGGCTGTAAGCGCAATGACATATTTGAATATTTCCGGTTTGTTTATGGATGTTTTCATAAGTCTTAACTGTTGCAAAGTGCATATTCTTTGGTCATTTTCTTATGAGTGCGTATTTCCAGTTCCCCTTGAAGCAGATGGCACGGTCGTCTAAATATATGTCGGCTATGGGCTTTCCGGAATTGCTGCCTTTAGGCTGATCCGGGTTTTCGTTTATGTAATCATAAGTGATGTGATTGTCATTCAGGTATTTCTTTAATTTGGAACTGGCGGTGCGTGTTGTGAAAATGATGATTGTGAATCCTTTCTTTTTTAGGACTTCCATGGCACTTTGTACACCATCAATCGGATCACCGAAGATGTCATTATCTTTAAATCCGTCGTATTGTGCTATGACTCCGTCAAAATCCACACATATTGTTTTCTTTTCCATATAAAAAACGATTAATAGTACAAATATAATCTCATCTGCCGTATCTGCTTTGATATAATGCTGACTGCATTATATACATTCGTCCAGTTCTTATTAAGCTATTTTTGTCGTAAAAGAATAATGAACATGCGCGATAACGAACAAATATCTGACTCCTTGCTTTACGGGCATCGAAAATTCGACGGACAGCGGCGGGCCGAGAGATGGCTGCATGTAGCCTATAATGCATATTGCCGTCTTGCTCCTTTCAGAAAGATGCGTGCCGAATGCAAATCGTATGCCTACGGAAAACAGTATGAGAGGCAGATTGTTTACAACGGGCGGCATATAACGAAGGAGCAATATCTTAAGGAGAAGGGTATACCTGCATTGCAGACCAACATATTGGGTAAGATCAAACGGGTCGTACAAGGGCAGTTCAGAATGAACGATACCGCGCCGGTATGCAATGCTGTTGATCCGGAGGAGAAGGAATATGCGGACATTATGTCAGCCTTACTCCGGCAGAACATGAAGCTCAACAGGCGTTCAGAACTGGATGCGCGTACTTTTGAGGAATATCTTATATCCGGTCTGCCTATATATAAAATTTCATGGGCTTATCGTCGTGGAAAACTGGACGTGTTCACTGATTATGTGAATCCGAACTTTGTATTCTTTCCCGACAGTCTTGATTTCAATCTTGCAGACATACGGTTTTGTGGTCTCCTTCATGATCTTGACTTCTCCGAGGTGCTTGCTTTGTTCTCACATTCGGATTCTGATGATATAAAGTTGAAGGAGATATATAACCATTGTCTTGATAATGAATATATCGCCTCGCAGTTCAGCCGTGACACACGCACGTCACAGATTGAATCTACCGATTTCTACTATCCTTCGGAGTTCGGAAAATGCCGTGTTATTGAATTATGGACGAAGGAGAGGCGGAAGGCCTGGTTTTGTAATGATCCCTTGGAGAGTGAGCCTTATTTTGTTCCTTATGATCAGAAAGAGAGCATTAAGGAAATAAACCGTAGCCGTCTTGAACTTAATATAAAACGTAATCCTGATGGATCCCCCATGCTAGATACGGACGGGGCTCCCGTTACATTCATGGATCCGGATAAATATGCGGCTGAGAATCTGATCACTTATGAACGGAGAATCGAGACGTATTGGTATTACCGTTATCTTTCCCCGGACGGATTTGTGCTGGAGGAAGGACAAAGTCCGTATTGGAATGGATCCGAATCTTTCCATCCGTTTGTGTTCAAACCATATCCTTATATTGACGGAGAATTTCATCCGTTCATATCTGAAATTATCCCGTCTCAGGAATATTTCAATTACTACATGGTAGCCCTTGATTTTTATATTCGTAATGCGGCCAAGGGTGTGTTGATGATAGATGAACAGTCCTTGTCTGACAACATGAGTATAGAGGATATAGCGGAGCAGTATGTGAAGAGTAACGGTGTAATATTATATACAAGCAAAAGATCTGGCAATGCCCCTGATACAAAGACCGCATCATCTATCCCGGGAGGATTCGATTATATCATACAACTGTCACGCTCCATGGTGGAGGACGTGTCAGGAGTTCAGGCGGCACTACAAGGTAAATCGGGAAGTTCCGAGAGCGGTGTGCTTTATCAGGCAAAGGCCGCACAGGCCTCATCATCCATACTGGATCTTATAAATACATTCAACTCATTTCTTACTGAAGTGGCATATAAGGTAGTAAAGGTGATGCAATGTTTCTATACAGGTCCGAAAGCGGTCAATGTCGCCGGTGAATCCATTCCCTATAATATGGATACAATGTATGATATTGACATTGATATCTCAATTAGCGAGGATAGCGACAGCCCGGTATATAGGGCATTGACAAACCAGCTTTTAATGGCACAGGCTGAGAAGGGGCTTATACCGTTCAAGGCGGCATTGGAAGCCGGTAATTTCCCGAACTCCAGTAAGATTATAGCGGTACTGGAAAGATATGAGAAGCAGTTACAGGAGCAGCAGGCAGCGCAACAGATGATGTCGTAAGTAGTGATTGGAAATTTTAATATTTCTTATAATGATGGATTATACAACAATTAGACTGGTGGTTGTAAGTATTAAAAGTTAGTATAAATAATAAAGCAATGAGAGATGTAATTTACAATTTTATCAACGAGCACATGATGATACATATTGTGCTTATAGCCTTGTGTATTGCGGCTACAATGGGGGCGATGTTAGTGGATCTTATCACAGGAGTAATGAAAGCCAAGCAACGAGGAGAGGCAAGAACATCCACGGGGTATAAGAAAACAGCCGTCAAGGCGAAGAAGTATTTCACTCCATTTATAGAGTTGTGCTTCATTGATCTGTTATGCTGTGTGGTTATCCCCTTTCCTGTTTTTTCAATGATTTGGACGGGTTACTGCATTTTCTGTGAGTTTAAATCAGTTCGTGAAAAATCATGGGAAAAAGTGGAGTTGCGCAAGGCTGAGAAGACAATGAGTGTGATTATTGAGAATAAGGATGATATTGCCAAGATCATGGCTCAGATATTGTTTGACAACGAAAACAAAAAAGGAGGATAAGAAATGAAGTATTTTACAATTGCGGAATTATGCCGGTCAAATACAGCAGACCGGCTTGGAATTAACAACAGATGCAGACTGGAGCATGTGACTGCTCTGACTGCCTTGGTAGATAATGTGCTTGATCCATTACGTGAGTGGTGGGGAAAGCCTATAACAGTAAACAGTGCTTATCGCTGTCCGGAACTTAATGCGGCCGTCAAGGGAAGTAAGTCTTCTCAGCACATGAAAGGGGAAGCTGCCGATATTGATACTGGCGACCGTCAACAGAACAAGTTGCTGTTTGAGTTTATCCGCAAGAACCTGCCTTATGACCAATTGATTGATGAAAGCAATTTTGCATGGGTACACGTCAGTTATCGGGCTGACGGTGCCAATAGAAAACAAATGTTAAGTTTATGAGACAAAGAATCTATATATGGATTGCGGTAGCGATAGTACTTTTACTTGTCTTTTCGTGTAAAACCAGATATGTTCCTGTGGAGATCAAGACAACGGAAACAGTGGAAGTACATGATACCACCATAACAGAAAGACTGGTTCCATACAAAGATAGTACTGCGACACGTGACACTGTATCTTTTCTTTCCAACCCTTATGCGTACAGCTGGGCTAGATATTCAGGTGGAATATTGCAACATTCGCTGGGAATATGGCCAAATTCGGTACTTATAGTAACTGTACCTCATTATATGACGGTAACCAAGCGAATCGAAGTACCTAAGATTGTAGAGGTGGAGAAAAAATTAAACTGGTGGCAAAAAACAAAAATAGAGATAGGTGGATGGTCTATGATAATGAATATATTGCTTGTATCTATGATGATTGTCAGATGGTTAAGAAAGAAAGGAGGTGCCCGTAATTTATAGATTGTATTTTTTTCAATTCAGTCTTTCGTTATAACAAAAATCTTCGGCGGTCCGGATTGTAAGAAAAGGACCGCACGCTCCTTATCAGGTAGAAGTCGCTAAGGAGAAACAATACGTCGGAACAAGAATTGTTTTGCGGTCCCAGACTGCTTAACAATTTTCCGACGTATTTTGTTTATCCAAACAGTGATTATATGAAAAGTGATGAAATATATAAGGATGTATTGCAGGTTGTCGCTTCAGTGACGGGAATATCTGAAACAGGTATTATACATAGCAATAAAGAAGAGTGTGCGAATGCCAGATATCTTCTTGTGCGTTATTTAGCCAAGATTTTCTCTGACACGGAGATAGCGTCATTGACTAACAGAACCAAACAGGCTGTCGGCTCGATGCGGCGTAATGCTAAAAAACAAAGGGTATGGATTGTGGAAAACAATTGGAAAGAAATAGTAAACAAACTGGAAAATAAATATTTTATCTGCAAGTAACTTATTCCGTAATTTGCCTTTGCGGTCAATATTGACCGTGATATGTAAAATCATAATTATGGATAATGTAACAGGAATGAGCATCCAGGAATACGCCGCAATGCGTGAGTTGGAGTGCGAACACAAAAAGGGATGGGGCGCTACCGCTGCTATCTGGGTTATCGCTGCTGTGATTGTTATTGCCTTCTTCGTGTACAGTTGGCATAATAACTGTAATGAAAAAGTACAATTTGCAGTAGGGTTGGCTAATCTGACAGGACGTGTTAACTGTATGGAACCTGATGTTCGTTGGGCTGGGCAGCAGTTGTATGCTGCTAACGGTGCAATTTCCGCTACCGTTCAGGGAGTGGGCGACATGAAGGCCAATTTCGGTGAGCAGCTGTTCCAGTTGAACAAGGAGGTCTTCTACAATGACGGTTGTGGCTGTGGCCGTGGCAGAAACGGAGGTTGTGGCGGTTGTGGAAACCGTGAGTTCCGACAGACGTCTACATATAACTTGGCCAGTACCAATGTTACGGTGGATGAAACTTGCCGCAATTGATTTCGTGAGGGTGGGGACTCCACCCTCATTTATTATTAATCGTATAAAAGCTGGACTATGTTTAAATCAAGAATAGAAATTAGGGAGTTTGCGGTAAGACAGGCTGTTGAGTTGCTCGGCACTGGTAGTCCTCAAAAGGATATTGTCGCAAAAGCTAGAGATATTGAAGCCTATATAATAGGAGAGGCCGATTTGCCGGAAGTTTACAATGATACGGAAGCCATCAACGGTATTATGGGAAGTGCGATGCAGATGCTGCAAGGCATATCCTGTTCGGAAATTCCGGTAGAGGATAAACCTGCCAAAAAGAAATAAGAGATGGGGGTGTCCATGTTTCAGTCAAAGAAACCGCAGACAGAGTTGAAGTTTACGACACGTGCGGAAGCGTTCAGTTACATGCTTATGTATATGACTGAGGAAAAACATGCGGATCCGCTGGAGGCAGCGCAGAAAGCCAATGAATTTGCAGACATCTTCGCCAAGAACATGGGTATCCCTCTTAAAATAGAGCCGGAACCACAGGGTGTCGATAAATACCTGTCAATGGCTACCAAGATTGCTAATTATATAGAAGAACATCCTAAGGTGGTTGAATACGGCGTTCCGGCTTTGACATTCGTTGCCGGTCTGTTCACTGGGAAAAAAGTGGAGCAGGCCAATGATAACATGTATGGGCAGCGTCCGGTACCGCCTCAACCGCAGGAAGAAATAGATTTTGATAAAATACCTGATTGATTATGGCATTAAGGAAATTATATATTGTGGTGGATTGCGAGAACGACGAGCAGAAGGAAGCTGTTCAGACCGCATTCAACGAATTGTCTAATACGCGGGCTTTGACCAGCCGGACGATTATCAGCATGTATCCGTTTTTCAAAAAACATCGTGATGATCTGTTTGAGCTGTTCAATATGGTCAAGACAGGCGGTGTCAAATCGTTGTTGTCTGTAAGAGGTGGAACATTGATTAATAACTTGAGAAAGGGTTGATTATGAGAGTGGAAGGCAAATGTATAGGTGATTGCAGCAAATGCCAGTTGCTGGCAAATGGTGAGGTGGATATGATTCCGTGCATTCTTGACCAGATTTTTATCCGGACAAGGAAAATCGAGAAAGAAAACGCTTTTATCAGGAGAAGTCTTGATTCCATGATGCAGGACAGAAATACAATCCAACTTGCCGGTTTGAGTGATAACGAAGATAAAACAGATTGATTATGAAGTATACATTCAAAGAAATGTTGGACGATGCGAAAAGGGCGGGTCTGACAAGTGACAAGGTCATGATGCGCAGTGCGGAAAGCATGAGCGAGCTTCTGTGCCTTGTGAAGGAAGAACATCCGGAACTGTACTGGAAATTTATGCGTGAGCAACATGGAATCATGTATGGTAATCATTACAATGAAGCTTTTGCGATGTTTGATGTCGGCATGATGAGGTACATTGATAGGGATGGAAAGAAATGTGAGGGTGCGCACTGGACGGCGGAACAGATAGAGGCAAGTACCCGGATGATGGGATTTCCGGCTGGAACTACGAAATGGGACAAGTATGTAGCGTTCAATGCCTTTTATTCCGATCTTTGCACAGTTTATAATGATGAACAGATCATTAAAGGTGCTCATAAGTTCTATTTTGAGGATCAGGACTGGGGGGACACAACAAAGATTTGGGATTATGTGTATTGCAAGAATGCAATGGTCTGATTCTTTGTAACAGACGGTTTGTGCTTATCAAAAACCGAACCGTCTGTTTTTGATAAGCACTATGATTCCAGTTTTTCCCGTATTTCCTTCAGAAGCCGGAAAGAGCCTGCCATCTTGTAATTCCCAAGATTCTGTTCTGCCTGCATTATAAGGCTTTCTACTGTCAGAGGGAGGTCGGGAGAAAATGAGGATTTGTTGATTTGCAATGTTTTAGGTAATTCTCTCGTATTAAACCATTCCACCATTTCCCTTAATTCTTCCTCTGAGTAAGCTTCATGTGTTTTTGCATTTTTCATAATGATTTTGTTTTTGATTTCCGCAAAGATACGAAATTGAAAGCAAATCACAATTATTCTGTATTACTTGTAGAAGATTCAGGAGTGTGTGAACGTATCAAGGATCTAGCTATTGCAAATTCAGATTCCGCACCGGTATTTTCATTTATTGAAATATGATAGAGACCGGCTGCATAATATGCCAATGCTCCTGCATATTTGTTATGAAGGTTGATTTCTCCGTTTTCTGAGATTGAAGGAGTTGGAATATACCTGAGACTGTATCCCCCCTGTTCTTTTACTGCATGGGCAATGATTGACCTCATGGTATCGTTGGTGATGAATGCTACCGGTATTGAGGGACCATTACCTACACCGGGAGCTGATGAATATTGTGCGCTGTATAGTGGCGAATTGTCCGGATATAACATAGTGACCGGATATCTCCACCCAGTCAGGTTCACACTGACAAGCCTGATATAGTCCGCAGGTATTTTTATGTAGGCAAAAAACAAACCGTCAGGACGTTTCTCAAATGAGATTGAGGATGAATCTGTCATTTCCGAAGCTTCGGCCATCACCCCTTCGTCATTCATCAGTGCGAGTAGCGCGAGTCTGATGAACTCTTTTAATGCCTCATCGGTCTCAATCGTGAAACTGTCTTCTTCTGTCGCACTCTCATTGATGATTGTGCGTAAAGTCTTTAGTATATCTTTGACAGGTATCATGAGGCTTAGTCTAATGGATAATTGGGAAATTGTATGCCGTGTTCTTTGCATAATGAGGACAGAGCCTCCTTATTTCCACATTGCGAGCGCGGTACTTTGAATCTGACCTCAAAAAAATCCTTCGCTTCAAGGAATGAGGTCACATTTTCAATATCCTCTTGTATGTCTCTGTCTTCTTGAATGCCTTTTTCTTTGGTCGGTTCTGCACTTTCGGATTCTTTTTCTTCCTGGTTGGAAGATGCCGGAGGAATATAGGTGCACATCCGTTTTCCAAGGATGCTATATCTCTGTTTTACCTCTGTTTTCTGTAATACGGAATTTACGTCATTTTCGTCATGTATTACATCTTCATCTTCTTCTATTGTTTCGGTAATGCGTCCTTCCCGGTACCACTTGTGCGCCCTGATTTTCTCTGCCAGTTCTCTATCCGTTGTATGATAGGTTGATTTGCCACGGAAAAAGGCGGAGAAGTTGATGTACATCATCCGTCCGCAGTGAATGACAGCGAATGACAATGAGGAGTTCGCAACAAATTTATAAAGTTTCTTCATACATTTATAATAATGATGAGGTGGATTTCTCCACCTCTGATGATGATTAAGTTCTATTATGCAGCCTGGGATTCAGGGACCGGAATCTCAACATATTCCGGAATGGACAGACGCGCGTGGGCATCTGGGAATCCGAGCGTCCAGCAGGAGAACTCTTGCATGACAACAGCGTCACTGTTACTGATGAACAGTTCCTTCAGGTTGTATGTGCTACGCTCCCAGTTTTGGAATACCCATTTGTCAAGATATTCAGGATCGAGAGAGAAGCCTCTTCCGTTGAATCCCCAAGCGTTGAACAGGTCATGGCGGTAAAACAGAAGTTTTGTTCCCATGCTTTCGAATGACTGGAAGTCAAGTCTCCATTTGTTGTAGTCACGTTCCGGTTCGAAGATGCGTGTGCGGTTGTTGGTTTTGATCTTGCATAATGCTGCATAGATAGTATTGTCAACAAACACAAGTTTTGTTCGGCTTCCATTACCGGCACCTTCAATGATGCGTCCTACAAGGTCTACAAGCTCATCCTCCGAGATTACATATTGCTGCACATATTTTCCTTCTTCCACCACAGGATTTCCGGCAGAGTCAAGCACTTTTTCCCAATGTCCGATTTCAAGGTCTTTTCCGGCGCGGTACCAGATACCTTCACAAGTATATACATTGCCTTGTCCGTTCACCGCATGTTTGCTCTTGATTCCGAACAGTCCGGAGGCTTCCATACCGATACGCATGTCTTCCATTGCCATCCGTTCCACACGTGTGAATGACCATTCCACCTCGGTCTTACTCAACCGGTCATAGATAGTCTGCTCTACCTGCATGATAAAACGCTGGCAATATTGTTCGTCCGGTGATGGAAGCTGGTAATACCTTCCTGTAGACACATCCTTTTCAGCGGCAGCGCGCCCCATTCTTAGAAGGACGGTACCCTTTGCAAGGGTCGGAATAAGATAAGGGTTCTTATTGTTTGATTGTTTTCCGTTTACGGCATAGACAAGCGGAAGGTTGGTCTCACTGTTGATTGCGTGCACGCGCAGCATCAATGGGTGTTCAGGATCCACTTCATCGGTACCGGATTTGTAACCGGAAACAAACGTTCCGTCAGCGTTCAGGACAAGAAGCGTATCCATTGCGCCCACAATGTTATTATCCTCCAGTTCTATCGCTTTCGGAGTCTCGGTAGTCATGGCTTCAAGCTGCTTGGCAAGGGTAGCCCGTAGCGGACGCTGTCCGACACTGTAGTACTTGATTACGATGCTGTCCGATTTGTTTGTCGCCCCATGGCGCAGAATCTGATCAATAGGCGTGCCGGTAAACTTCATCTCGACAATTGTCTTGTCGATCTGCTTCACGTACCATTCCGCGTCCATGATTTTCTCGTTCTTTGTTACGGAACTTTCCCCGCCTACTACCTTTCCGCCATCCCCTAGATCCTGGACTGAGCCTCCGTCCGAAGCATCGGCGGCACATGCATAACCTCCCCCGGTCGCTCCGGCAAGGAACATGAGCAATACGGAAAAGAAAAATTTGAATGTTGATTTTAACTTTTTCATTGTTCTCGATTTGTTTTTAAATTTATAAATAAAAGTTGTGATATGAGCCTGAAAGCAATAGACGATTAAATACGTCTCTTCATGTCTTTATAACGTTGTAGGGTAGGATCCTCCACTTTTTCCTCACCTCCTCCGTTCCCGCCTCCTCCAAGGTCCGTCGGAGCTTTTTCCGCAAGATTCCTGTGTATAGCTCCCGGACGTGCGGTACGTCCCTGTTTACGTCCTTCCTCTCGGGCGGCTTCTATTTCCATGTCCATATTGAAGGCATGGATGATTCTTTTCCAGTCTTCCGCATCCAGTTCGTGCCGGATAATTTTATGAATGATACCGTCTGTATCCTGTGTTCCGTACAGCCATTCCAACATGGAAACTACATTCGCCTCATCAACATTGACCTGCCGCACAGCTTCTGTCAGTGCCTCATCTGTTTTGCGCAGCTTCTCTTCCGCATCTCTTTTTCTTTTTTCCTCATCGGCCGCCTCCTTTATCCGGGCAGCTTCTTTCTCTTTTGCTTTTTTGATGGCCTCTTCCGTTGTTGCAGCTTCCCTGATATCATCCCCGTAATTGGTTATCAGATATTCCACAAGAGAGAACGGTTCACCGTTCTCATCCATGCCGCTTGCCAGACCGGTCAGGATGCCGGCGGCTCTTGAATCTTCCGCAAGAACCTTGTTGAGGTTCTCTCTCTGTGATTCACTGTCGTCATAGCGTCTGAAAGAGTCATCAAGGAACTCGCCGACAGCGAGGTCGTCCTCAAGGTCGAGGTCCGGTTTTCTGGATGAAACAATGTCTCTCCATGATTTTCTTTCTTTTTTTTCTTCCATGATATGTCATTGTTGTCTTATACTGACAAATTTAGCAGTATTTGTTCAAGCCGGATTGATATAATGCAATCTACAGGAAGTACATTCGCTATCATTTAAACAGGAGGTCACATGAAGCACAAGGGAAATATCAGCGAAATACAATTGATAAGGAACAAGGAGATTGTACGTACATTCATCGAATTGAAAAAGACCTGTGCGTTCTCCTACTACAAGGATATATGCAAGGAGATTGCGGGCATGAAGGCGAAGCAGCATTATGTCAGTGAGGACCGGGCTTACGTGATCTTATACAGATATCTGACCGAAGGCAATATACCTGATTGCAGTCTGTATAAATATGAAATGTATTCCAGTCTGATCCGTTGTTGCCTTGATATCATGAAAAAGAAATCGGAAGCGAATCTCCGTCTTATCGTAAGACTTGCGATAGAGAGGCCTTCCGATTCATTCGGGATAAGTCCTGACCGCATACAGCATATTTTGTGGAAAGCTGGAATGAAATAGGTGTACCGCTATGAAAATGAGATATTCCATGGGGCTTTACTTGTGCATGGCCGTGTTATTGCCGTATCATGAATTCCTGTCAGGAAGTCACTGGCTTTATATGTTCGGACATTCCGGATGGCTTCATTATCTTCTGAACGGGATGGCATGGGCTTTTCTATGGAAGGTGATAACCCCTGCACGGACGCTGGTCGCATGGATGTTCGCTGTCGGAATATCATTTTTTATTCCTTCCGGCAGTCCTGTGATCGGATGGAGTGTCATTATCTACTATTATACGGGCTTGTGCCTGTCCTCCATGGATGGGGGAAGGCGTAATAGGCTGTTTGCCATAACCGCTCTCGGTTTCTTTCTGCCGCATATTGCGGGTGGATATCATGCGGCTATGCTGGCGGCCGGATGGATATTGCGTAAACTGGAGGTTGGATGGCAAAGAACATTAAAATAAACCATATAGAAACTCTTTTCTCAGCTATTGTCATAAGGAATGCGGAGGAGATGATCCGCAGGAACCGTGAACGGGAAGCGGAACTGTTCAAGTCCTACAACCCGTTGACAGGGGAGAACGCTCCCGGAAAACGGAAGAGGATATATCTGGATGATTTTATAAATTCATCTGTTTTCCTTCCTATCGAGATGTTCTCCACCGGTTTTATCTATAAACTGGATCTTGCCGGAAGTATAGAGGAGTTCTGCTGGCAGACATACGGGGAATATAATGAGGATCTTCGTAATACTGTCATTCAGGAGTTTCTCCGTTACTGGGCCAAATACGACTTTTATTTCTATTGTTATGCGTATGCGCGTATCAAAAACAAAGAAGGAGGGGAGGATGTGCCTTTCCTGCTACGTCCGGCGCAGGTAAAGCTGGCTGAGACGTTTGAAAGGATGCGCCGTGCCGGCAAGCCTATCCGTGTCATATTGTTGAAGGCCCGCCAGTGGGGGGGATCCACATGCACACAGATATACATGTCATGGATACAGATAATGCATGTGAAGAGCTGGAACAGCATCATTGTCGGACATCAAGGGGACAGTGCGGCTGAAGTTAAGGATATGTATGTCAAGCTTATAACCCAACTTCCTGAATTCCTTTTTTATGAAGAAGGGGTGGAGTTTGACGGCTCTCTTCCGAAGATCAAGGGAGGAGGAACTTCCAACATAAGCCTTATACCTTCCCGGAACTGCAAAATCAAGACGGCAACTGCGATGAATCCGGAGGGTGCCCGTGGTGGTGATTCGGCCATGGCGCATTGTACGGAGGTGGCGTTTTGGCCTCAGACGGAAAAGATGGATCCGCAAAAACAGGTGAAATCATCCTGTTCGGGAATCCTGTACAAACCGTATACGATGATTGTGTATGAAAGCACGCCGAACGGGCAGAATTTCTACAAGGATGAATGGGATCGTGCCAATGGAACGGATGATCATGGGGAGAGACTGTCCGCATTCGAGCCGTTGTTTGTCGCATGGTGGGAGATAGAGGAATACCGTCTCGATCCGGAAGATATGCTGGAATGGGCCTGTACCCTGATAGAAAGGCGTAACGATAAGTCCGGAAACTGGGACTATATGTACTGGCTGTGGACTATTGGAGCGACATTGCAAGGCATCTACTGGTACAGGCAGAAGATGAAGGAGTATGCGGACATACAGGACATGCAGCAGGAGTATCCGTCCGATCCGGTGGAGGCATTCAAGTATTCCGGGCAGCTTGTATTTGACATTTACAAGGTAGAACAACTCAGAAGGTTCTGCCGTGAGCCGGTATTCCAGGGGGATATTTCCGGAAAATCCCCGAAAGGTGAACAGGCTGTCGAAGGGCTGAAACTGTTCAGGCGTAAGGGAGGGGAATTGAAAATATGGGAGATGCCAGACAAGACATGGAGGTTGGAAAACCGCTACTTTGTGTCAGTTGATATCGGGGGGAAATATAGGACGAGTGATTACTCTGTGATTACTGTGCTGGACCGCGCGGATATGATGGCCGATAGCGGAGTGCTCAATGAGGACGCTGGACCGCGTGTGGTGGCGGAATGGTACGGGCATACAGATCCGGACCTGCTTGCGATCAAATGTGCGCAGATTGCGTCATTCTATAACAATGCTCTGCTCATTGTCGAGAACAACACGGCGTACAGTAAGCTTAATGATGTAGACACGGACAACGTCAGCGAATTGTTCTTTCCCATTCTGATCCCTCTTTATGATAATGTATATGCGCATAATCGGAGCGAGTTGGAAAAAAGGAGCCAGAAAGAAACCAGATGGGGATTCAATACCAACCGTAATACAAAAGTGGCCATTATTAAGTATATGGAACAGTGTGTGCGTGACAAACTGTGGATAGAGCGTGAAACCGGAATGATAAAGGAATTGGGATGGTACATGAAATATCCGAACGGCAAATACGGCGCGCTTGCGGGGAAGCATGATGATCGGGTAATGAGCAGGGCAATAGGATTATACGTGAGCCGTTTTGAATGGGACAGATATCCGGTGAGGGTGTTGCCCACTATGGAAGAGAAAATGAATAACATGAAACGCCTCAACAGGTCGGCGACGGGTGCGGAGGCTATATTATATAAAAATTAGTAACATTATGGGAAAAATTAAGTTGTTTTTGAAGGCGATAAAAAGCCTTGTGCGGAAACGCAGGATCGCAAGTCTGTGGAAGTCCAGCTTGTTATTGAAAAAGGCGATAGAAGAGGCTGAGGAAAAGAATAAACAGGACGGAAGGCGTTATTTTGTCATATGGGATCCTGCACAACAGAAGCTCATCTCTATCACTTATGATTATTATAAGGACAGGTGGGACAGTTATAAATATCTTCTTCATCGGGGAAGGTTTCGTATGCGAATGAACCGAGGGCAGTTGAAAGAGATGTGCTTTTATTACACGAAAAGCAAGAACGGCTTACCTTCCTGTCAGGACGGGGAAAGAAAGGAGAAAATGATAGAATGGCAGAATTATTATCATCGTCTGCTGGTTAGTGACAGGATTCGTGTTATTTCTCGTTGCTGGAATTTAAAGTCATTATGGAAGAAGATAACTTTGCGCTCAAATAAAATAGCACATAGGTATTAGTTTAAGGTTTTAGGGGCTCGGGCTTGTGAAAGTCTGAGTTCCTTTTATTATATACATTTCATTGTGAAGCTCTTGCTTATCTTTGAATAATAAAAAATATATTTATATGGAAAGATTTGATTCTTGCTTTCATCCTTATCATGCATGTGATCCTCATCCGAATGAATATCATGAAAATATTCATTATACGCCTGATCAGATTAATGCATTGCTGGGGCTTATTCCTTATAAGGCGGACAGAGCCGAAGTCCCTAAAATGGAAACGTTGAACGATGTCAATTATATAGGTCATGTGGCAACTTCTGAAGCGTTGCCGGACAAGATGGAACAACCGTCATGGGCACTTGTCGGCAGTGTGAAGAAAACAAAGCCGTACTTCTACTATGTTGAAGGATTTGTTCCTAAAGGATATCGGGCCGGATGGAATGATTTGAGCGGTGTTCTGGGAACTTATGATCTCACAGTCGATAAGGTGAGCATCTTCGATTATAATCTGCTGACTGAATATAATGTAAGCCGTAATCATACCCAAGATACCCGGATATTCTCACATGATTGGAAGGAACAGAGATATTTCAGTGCATTTCCTGATTATGTTGAAGGGAAGAAATACAGACCCTGTGATCGTGTCAACATGCCGGGGTACACAAAAACGTCGTTTGTAGCACAACGAAGCACGTCCAAGGCCCCTTTTGTTGTAAAGAAGAGCAATGTGTTTACTTTTGAAGATGCCATAGCGCTTGTACCGGAGGAATACAGAATACCCGGCATGAAGGTCACGTTTGTTTCTGCTTACACCAATCAGGCTGAAACATGGTATTTTAAGGGAAATTCTGCTTCGCTTTGGAAAGACAAGAAAAGCTGGTGGAAGATTGATTTAGAGGCGGAGCGTAATGAGATTCATGCTGAAGAGGTATTCATTGAGAAGATGGAAGCACCGGAGATGGTGGCTGATAGGGCTATAGCGGATGAGAACGGCAACCGTATACCGGACACTTATCTTACACGCAAAGCTGTCAGACGTCACATTGAGGATACATTCAATGATATGTTCATTGATAATCCTCCTACCGTGATGGACGGGATGATAACGCCCGAGATGCTTAGTGAATCCACCAAACAGCTTATCGGTAACAAGAGCATAACCAATTTTGCGGATGATGAGGATATTACATCGGTTCACGGTCAACTGAAACTGGCTAATAAAAGGTATGATCCGAATAATTACTCAGGGAAGGGAAGATGTTATCTGCGCAAGAATCTTGTGGCAGGGCGAAATATTCTGACCCAGTCCATGATATGTTGGTCTGATACGATTTATGTCATACAGTATGATTATGATTTGGAGGGGAAAACTATCACTATTCCGTCAAAATGCACTTTAGATTTTCAAGGAGGGGGATTTAGTAATGGTACTGTCGTTGGCGACAATACCAAAATTGAAGCAGGATTGGAAAAGATATTTGGTGCTATAACAATAAATGGTAGCTGGGATGTGGCGGCAGCTTGTCCTGAGTGGTTTGGGGCACTTCCAGATGGAGTACATGATTGTACTGAATCTATACAGGATACCATTAATAATTTTGATATTGTTAAATTAAACAATGGAATTTATTTTATAGGTAATACGATTCAGGTAAGAAGTAATATTACTTTGTTTGGAGAAAAAGGTAAAACTATCATAAAATCTCCAACTACTAAGGAGTTTGATGTAAATGATTTACCAAATGCGAATACCCTTCCTTATATTTTTTACTCTGAAAAAGCTGTGAAAGTTCTATTTAGAGGGCTTTCTTTTATATTGGGGGATTACTATAATGGTATAGGTTTTAGGCAAAGTGTCAATGGGGATACGGATGAGTGGGACGCTAAAATATATGTAGAAAACTGCCATTTTGAGCATGGGTATAGAGCTGTAAGTATTGAAAGGACTTATAGAGAATGTAGAATAATAGATTCTATCTCATATTACGCATGCGGTGACTATGCTTTTTTTATGGAAGGAACTGATAATTCTATTCATAATAGTACGGTTGGGAGTTGTCAACAAGGAGGTATTTATTTATCTCAAAATTCAAGAATGTCTAATTGTAAAGTTTTTGTTGCCAATAAAGCCTGGAGATATAAATATGATGCTGTTACTCCTAGAAGTAAATACGCAGTTTATGTAAGTGGCAGTTATTGCAATGTAACAGGCTTGGATATTCAACAAAATTGTGCAAATGGTATTTATGTGGGAGGACATGATAATTATATTCAAGCTGTTCTGAATGCTAATGGGTATCAAAGAGATAAACAATCCTCAATATTATGTGCTAATGCCGTTTTGAAGTGTAGTAATAGTATATTAATATTTACTTCAACCACAGGCTTTTTAAATAGTTATGTATCTCATTATCTATATTCTGTAGGAAGCCCAGCTTATGCTGTTAAAGGTAATTATATAAATATAAATACGCATGATGAACCAGGAGAAGATACTCCTTATGTGTTAAGCAATTTTTCAGCTTTTAATAATATAATATTTAATGGAGCGAATATAACTAAATGCCATAATCTTCCTGAGGATTTTGTTAAAAACAACATTCATTCAGAAAATGTATCTAGGGGAGAAAGAATGTATGTTACAGTTGGTGCTGGTAAAGCGGTTTCTTTTGATTTGGATGTTACAACTTTTATCACACAATATACTGTTATACATCAGTATTTAACTTTTATAGTTAATCCGTCATTAGCAGTCGTAGATACGCCCTTGTATGAAGTTGGAAGATATAAATTAATAGTAAATGTTGACAACATAGATTATACTCTGAAAACCGATATGTTCCAAAACGGGTTAGTATCAATAGAATCTATTAAATATTTATACGATATAATACCGGATCCGAAGGATTCACAGTGTAAATTAAGATGGGAATTAGCAAATACAAGTAAATCCGCTATAAACTTGGCAATTGATTACCCTATAATTGAAATATATAAAAATAATACAGGTTATGGAAACAGTTATGAAACTAATATTATTCCGACGGATTTGAGTAAAGATTTTTGTAAGGATAAGAAGGGAATTTATGGGAAAGTTGCAGATAATACTTATGATATTAATTTGGGGATTATAAGGTTTAATAATGCAATTTCTGATTCTCCGGAATCTTATGAATACATTAAGATAACTAAAGTTCCGACAAGCGGTTTTCGTTTTTTATATTCGACATATAGGATATTAACCGAATATTCTTTGCTATATGTAGATAATAAATTGTATATACTATCTGATAGATACGATACTGGCAATGATTCTTTTTTAAATATAAGATGGATATTTGACCCTGTTTCTTATACATTAGACATTTGGATTAAAGTTTCTTCAAAATATGGCAAATTGATAGTGAGAGATACCAAATGGGCTACTCTTAACACTTATGAGTGGTTCCCTAAAAATACAGATCCATATCCGGTAGAGGCTGTTGATGCTGAATTTATTACCTCGGATATACTTACTTTGCCTGATACTTTAATTGGGATAAAAACCTATGATACGTTTGGAAATATATTAACTTGGTCTAAGTCTGATTGGTTAAATCCTGACGGAACTTTAGTGACAAAGGTTGTTTTCGCAAGTAAATTAAATGATTTTATTAAAAGTAATACTATATATAATATTATCAGATATATAGATTTAGAAGGAAAAACTCTTACTGTTCCTGATAATAGCGTGCTTAATTTTATTGGAGGTACTATTGGAAATGGAACTATAATTGGAAATAAAACTAAAGTCATAAATCTAAATGTTGATAGAATTGTTTTATCAGGGACTTGGTTTGATTCAGGAATTACTTCTAATAGACCTACTAATGTTTTAGTAGGATTTCAATATTTTGATAGTACATTGTCGAAACCTATATATTATAAAGGTAATAATGAGTGGGTTGACGCTACTGGGGCGACAGTATAATAACGATAATTAAAATAAAAGCCATGTTACAAGGATATCAAATAAGAATGCTAGAAGAGTATAAGCAACTTAATGACCGGGTAGAAAAGTTGGAGAAATTCATCAATGAATCTCCAGTGTTTTCTAAAATGGAAGTGCATAAACAAATACTTCAGCGTTGGCAACTGTCGGCAATGAAATCATATCGTGATGCCTTAAAGAGAAGATGTCTGGCAGAAGGATTTTCTCCGTTGACTGGGGATGGTCTGGAATAAATGTTAATTCTATAACTTTTTTAAAAAACATCATGGAAGATAACAACATACAAGATTCTTGCTGCAACAGCAAGTATGCAAGTATCAGGCAGATGGACAAGCTTGATGAAATGTTGGGAAGAAGATTCCCTTTCTATCCTCGTACAGTGATACAGGCGGTACATGACGGAAGAACCGGCGCGTCGTTGGAAGCGATACTGGCACAGTATAACAATATTTATGTGCAGTATCAGGGTACAGCGGGACGTACGAGAAATATTGTTCCGAAAGAAATGAGGCGTAAGGGGATCATCATATCATACGTGGATATGCAGGGGAATGCCATAACCGAGAAATGTGTGAATGATGCACAGAGGGACAACTTTCACTGGGGGCTTGATGTCAACTGGGTACGTGTGGACGAACTAACACTCTCTGGAGATATTTCCGTATCGGTAAAAGGCACATGGGTGATTAACGGTGAGGATACCGGCATAGCTGCTTTGGGGCCCAAAGGGGATAACGGACTTACCCCGTGGCTCAAAACGATAGATAACAAGCTTCACTTCTCCTATGATAACGAGACATGGGAGGTGTGCTCGGATTACATTGCAGCTTATTTCCGTTTTCAGGATAACAAATTCCAGATATCGCGGGATAACAAAACATGGTCAGATCTTAGCGGAGAAGTTACAAACAGTTTGTCTATTAAAGCCTATGTAACAGATAAATCACAATATCCTAATCCTAAGCAGGGTGATATGATTATGGTGGGACCTACCTATGCGGACGATGATACCGAACATACCAAGCCCATCTACCACCTGAATATTTATAATGCCGGCGGATGGGTGGATCACGGTCCGTTCCAGTCCATCAATGCCGGTGTGGTGCAGGAACTGGGGGATAGCGAAACAGAGGTTGTTAGTCAAAAAACTATATCATTTAATATACCTTATGATATTTCACTGTATCATACTAATATAGATGGAACAAATAAGTTTACATTAAGTGATGCAATATATAATATTCCAACAAGTATTAGGAGGCATGGTTCTGAAATTAGGTTTATTTCTAAATCAACTGATAGGTATGAAACTTGGAAATTTATTGCAAATAATGAAATAACAAATTCGGAATGGAATAAAGCAGGGAATTGGGTCAAGATTACAACTGATTTTGACATTTCTGTAACAGGAAATTTGAATGCTATTAATTCTCATGTACTTACTATTAGTGATTTAGAAAGATATTATTGGGAAAATGTGGATGGTAAAGCTGTTTTTTCCAGGTCAAATCCTAATATTCCTTTATATTCTTCAATAATAAAGTGTAAAACAGGTGATAAGTTCTATTTGCAGAATAATGGGGAGGGTAATGCAAAAAACTGGTTTAAAACATCTACTGATTTGAATATATTAGAAGAATCTGAAGCTGTAAAAGATTCATTTATTATAGAAATGGAAGAAGATGGTTATTTGATAGTAAATCATAATCAAAATAATGTTAATACATTATTCTTTTTGCTCAAAATAAAAAATACAGAAAATCTTTTTGTAGAAAAAGGTGTAGAATTGCAGACTATACTAACCTCTAATTGTTTTTTGAAAGATTATTACTTTATTCTTGAAAATGGTAAGACCTTATTTTGTAGACATAATATTCCGGGAGAAATTTCTACTATACTGTTTGAAGCCAAGAAAGACACAGCTATATATTCTAAATCCTGTGGCTTTTCCAGAGGTATTCCATTGATAGTATTAGACAGAGATAGAAATGTGATTTATTCAGAGCCTAATGATGATAATAGAAGAGCAACGTATTATAAGATGCCTGAAGATGGGTATATCATAGTGAATAATGCTGATGGCACAATTCCTGATAAATATATTAGAGTGCTTGATGATAAGCCATTTTATACTATAGATGATTTTAATAAGGGATATTGGGAGGCCAATCCAACCGTTGGTTTTATAAACACGTGGAGTAATCCAAATTTGAATATTCTCAATACTTGCATTCCGTGTAAGAAAGGAGATAAATTTAGAATCAGTACTTATGGATGGCAGGCTGCAAGACCTTATTATATAACAGATAATTCTAAAAATGTATTAGAAACAGGTCCAATGGTGTCATCTCTGTTTCAATCAGAGATTGAAATTACTCAAGATAATGCAACATTTCTTGTAGTAAATTATAGAGAATTTCCTAATGCCGGGAAGGTTTTTGTGGAAAGGTTAGATACAGTTTATACAAACAGAAATGTTAAGTATATCACTTGTTTGGGTGACTCATTAACAGTAGGATACCAAAGTGGAGTAACAACTTCATATCCTGAGGTTCTTAATTCTGCTTTAGGAAACAATTGGAAAATTATAAATGGAGGGTATGATGCTGATTCTATAGAGATGATACTTGGAAGACAAGGTTCTAACGTATTATTAAATAAAAATCAAATAGTACTTCCTGCAGATGGTTCTGGTGTTCAGATAGGAACACTGGGTGATAGTGGTATAATATCTGCTCTTACTCCTAACAATTCTCTTCCATTACAGAGATGGGCCTTTAAAGATATTACTAGGGGCTTAATAACTCCTGTAATGGTTAACAATGTTCCATGTAATCTCTTATTTACTGGTACATCATATAATGATAATAATGGTAGATATATGATGAGTCTTGTGACGCCTCAAAGTACTCCTGTTACTATACCAGCTAATAGTGTAGTATCAACAGCTTTGAGAACTGGCGTTGATAGTGATGTTCTTGTTATATGGATGGGAACTAATGGACTTACTGTTGGAGGTAGCTTCACTCCAGAGCAACTGGTAGATTACCATAATATGGCTATAAATTATGCTGCTACTAAAAAAAATATAATTATAGGGCTGCATACAGGAGATTTAAATAGCAGAAAAACGCAAGAAGAAGCCATGCAAAAAGCATTTGGACTTAGATATATTAATCTAAGAAAATATATGGTGGAACAAGGGTTGGTAGATGCTGGGTTGGAGCCTACTCAAGAAGACACTGAATTTATAAACCAAGGTAAATGTCCTCCTCAATTACTAATGGATGGAACTCATTTTACTACTATAGGGTACACTTTAGTAGGTAAACTTGTTTATCAGAGAGGAGTATCCTTGGGATATTGGTAATTGTTTTTAATACTATTTTTCCCCTTCAAAAAAGGGAGGCCCCTCCACCCTCCCTAATTACCTACCTCATATTGTCACCCTAAAAATCGTTAGTAACATTGTTCGAACCACTATGCTATTTCTTCCTGATGCTCGCGCACAAACTATAATGCCTTTCGGGTTATATATTTGATTGCAGGATTTATCCACCACTTGTTTTTAGAGTAAAAAGTCGCTGCTCTTTTCTTTAAAGACCTACAGATAGTATCGCAGCGATAGAAATACTACTGTAGTCTCTTTATAAGTCTTGCCATTGGCATTCTTTTTTAAAGAGTTATAGTCATAAGTTTAACGTCATTGACATATATGGACGATAAAGAAAGCATTGATAATGCAAATATAGCGAAAAGCTAGTTTCATTATTCCATGAAAATGAAACTTTCTATATCGTTTTTTATTTAACAATTCGAATCGGTACAATTCCATCGGTCCAAACAATATCATTTCCGTTCCATTTGAAGTGGATGGACTTTTTTCCTGATAGTTGATTTGCGGAAAAATAATATTCTTTTCTGAAATTGCAGTCATTTTCGTGAGTAACTGTTAGGTGAAGACTGTCTTTTTCTTGTCGTCTTTCAATATCGACTTTATAGGTGGATTTATCTTTTCTTGAAGAAGGGCGTATTACCCGTGTCCTTTCGATTGTTCCCATATTATATAAATTAATAGCCATATTTTATATAAGACATGCAAGATTTGGCATTGTCAAGTTCCGATTCCCAAAATATTCTATCAAACCCTAAAAATAAAGATGATTCTGCGGATTCTATAGCGTTTCTAGCCTGTGAGGCATATTTAATATCGTTTTCAATCCTTTCCTGTAGTTCTTCTATTTGTAGGGACATGTTCAGAATCGTAGAGTTCAGGTCAGTATTCTTGTTTTTTAGTCTGTCCACTTCTTCTCTAAGGTTGTAATTCTCCATTTCTAAATCTTCATATTTGCTTTTGCTGACACATGAACCTAAGAATAGGATTATGAATGTAAGTAATATTGATTGCTTCATAGTGTTAAAATTTAAAGATGAGACAAATATAGCGATTTGTTCATGAATGTAAAATATTTGCATGGAATTTTGTATCTTTGCATCGCACATAGCGATGTGCATCAGGATTTGGACGGTTCCGATATAGTTTCGGACCGTCTTTTTTTTGTTTTCACACTGGTTGGTCTTGTGTATGTTTATCCAATATGTGACAAGGGCGGCTGTCTTTCCCAGATTGCCGCCCTTCCTGTTCAATAATGATTAGTAATCAGGTATAACAAAGGTATACAAAGATATAAAACAATCTTATTAAAAACAATCGGTAATGTAAAATCTTGAGATTTACATTGTAAATTACAATTATATGCGTATTTTTGTGCAAAAAATATAAAGTATATGAAAAGGTTGGTTATAGCTTCATTGTTTCGGTTTCCTTTTTTGCGACAAATGCTGTGGGATGGATAGATGTTTAAGATACATGAAAACTATGAGTCTTTTTCTTGTTTTCTATGGGATGAAATATTACTTCCCTAGCTGGATATATGTTTGTTATACCATATATAAAGAATCTGAATAATGTGATTGGTTTGATTAGCCTCTCCCGAGCTATTGAAAAGTTGAATTAAATAAATTACTGTTATGCTACAAAGATTAGAAGTTATTGATTTTTTGCGAGGATTCTCTATTTTTACATTGTGTTAAAATAAGCCCATTTTTATTTATTTTCCACCATTTGACCTATATACGCAAA